AGAGGGCAGACGACTACTATTTGGGTGAAACTTACAATGAACAGGATTTATATGATTTTCAAATCCCCTACAAAAACAACAGAATTCTGACGGCGATTGAAACTTTATTGCCAATAGTTATGTCACAGATGGCGATGCCGATAGTGACTGAAGGACGGGACACTGATGAATCAAGACAGTTGGCAGCGGATTTGAGGGATGTTCTTTTGGCAGCGAATGATGACATGGGAATCAGAAAGGCGTTGACGATGGCTGTTCGCCATGTTCTTTCGGGTCAACGGGTGGGAGTGTTGACTTACCGATTTGATCCTGATGATGGTGAGCGATTGCCGGATGGTTCTCGCAAAGGAAAAATCAAAGTTGAATATGTCAGACCAACTAAGATTGTGTTTGATGCGGAAGCCAGTGATCCAACAAACATTCCGTTGGTGGGTGAGTATATGGCCGACACTATTGAAAAGCTGACCTTCATGTTTCCAGATAAGAAAACAGAGATTTTCAAGCAGTTTGGAATTGTCAGGGGAACCAAGAGCCAAATGGCACGCAAGGTTGGATATATTAAGGTGTGGTTTACTTATTTGGACAACAAAGGTGATCCACAGGAAGCGGTGGCATGGACAGTGGGTGAGCAATTAGTGTTGGGAGCCAAGAAGAATCCAAATTGGAACTATGATGAGTTTGAGCAAATGCCGGATGGCAAATATCGTCGGTTGAATTTCTTTGATGCGCCAAAGAAGCCATATATTCTCATCAACCATATAAATACTGGTCGGTATGTAATTGATGACACTTCCCTACTCGACCAAGCTATCCCCCAGCAAGACATTTTGGAAAAGACCGGCAGACAGATAAGTGAAAACGCCGACCAAGCCACAGGTGGTCTAGTGTTGAATTCCAATATGATTTCACCGGATGACGCTTCAAAGATTATTGGTGATCCAACTGAAAAAGTTATGGTGGCAGGAGATGTGCGAGAAGCTGCAACAAGGTTGCCTTATAACCAACTGCCGGCTTATGTGGGTGCGGTCAAGGTTGATGCCAGGGGTGAAGTTGATAACATTTTTGGTGCCAATGCCCCAGTTCGGGGTGAAAGCAGTGGTTTGAATACTTTGGGTCAGGAAGTTTTGTCACAGCGTTCTAATTCCGGCAGGTTGCAAACTATTAGTAATGTAATTGAGGATGTCATGTCTGAACTGTACCCAGCCTTGGTGCAAATGATGAAGGTTTATTGGGATGAACCAGAGATTGTCCGATACAACCAATCTGAAGGCAGTACCCGTTTCATTGAATGGTCTTCTGACAAAATTGAAGAAGGTGTGAAAGTTAGGGTCAAAGCCGGTTCTGCTATGCCAAAAGATGAAGTTTCCAAGCATAATGAAACTATCCAGGCTTTGCCAATTCTTGACCCGTTGACCATTGCCGAAGGTCTTGGCTATCCTGACCCCAAAAAGATTGCCAAGCGGATTGTGGATTACAAATTCTTCATGGATAAATACTTGGCTGAAGATTTGGCTGACGATGGTTCAATGGTGGACAGCAGCGCAATGGCTGATATTCAAGTTCTTTTGTCAGGGACTGTTCCACCTGTGCCGGAAGAACCCAGCAAAAAGTACATTGCTACTTTTGATAGGTTTTTGAGCAGTGCTGGATTTCAACAGATTCAGGACGTGACCATCAAACAAAATGTGATTGATTTTGCTAAGGCTGTAAATGAGAAGGCCAAAGGCGGGATGGGTGAACCAGGGGTGCCACAGTCTGAACAAGTACCGGAAGCGGAAGAACCAGGTGAACAGGCAGAGTTAGTACCCGAAGGTGGTGAACCGCCAGCTGCTGCGCCGGCACCTGAAGAAGGACAACCAGCTGGACAAAACTTGATGCAAAGGATAGTATCGAAGTTGAGGGGTAAATAATATGATGACCAAAAACATTACTAAAATGAAAGCAATGATACAACGGAATCATCCGAAGGGGTCTGAAGATACAAATTTGAAGTCCAAAGGTAAACCCAGCAAAAAGAATGTGGCTATGACTATGCGGGCAGCGGGGGGTGCGGTATGATGGATTCACCTATGATGGCGATGGATAAGGAAATGAAAAAAAAGAAGGAAGCAATGAAAAAAAGGTTGGCTTCTTTGGGGATGGATAATCCAGTCGTTAAGTCAGCGATGAAAAGCCAAGACCCAATGCAACATGATAAAAAGTGGCAGGAATGGAATGTAGTTGATGAATTGGTCAGTGCTGCACGCCGAAAATATTTTGACGGTGAAGGTGAATCAATGGGCAAGTGTGTTGGTAATTTGGCTGATGCTTTGTCCAAATTAGCCTCAAAAGCACATATTGACAAAGGTATGAGCAAGATGAATAATAGATCAAGTGATGAAGATTATTGAAAACACTTGACAAAGTGATTTCATTAACCTAACATCAAATTATCAAGAGGTCTTTAGACCCGCCAACCGAAAGGGAAGGCGGATTTTTTTTGTAAAATATGCAATTCACTAACAGAACACTCACAACCACACAGGATAAGATTGTCCCCAAAGTTTTTGATAACTTCCTTTCTGATTCTTTTGCCACTTTTCGTTTCGTAGGTAATGGTCGCAAATGGTCTGGTGAATCAATGAAATTCCCCGTCAAATTAGCCAAGAACACCCAAGGTGGATCATTTTCAGCGATGGATACTCATGGAGTTGATGCAGTTGAAACTCGCCAATTCTTAACCTACCGCTTGAAGGCTTACGAAATTCCAGTTGCTATCCCAGGTCTTGATCGTTTGGTCAATGCTACTGAAGCCCAAGTAATCAATTTGGTAAAAACCGAAATGGAATCTTCAGCCCAAGATGGAATGGACGATGTAGCTGAAATGTTTTATGCAGATGGTTCAGGAAATTCTAGCAAAGATTTTGAAGGTGTTGAAAATCTTATTGATGACACGACCAATGTTGGAGAACAATCTCGTTCAACTTATCCCACTCTAGTTTCTGAAGTTTTGGACTTCAATGGAACAATGACTTTGACCAAATTAGCAACTGTCTTTTCCGGTGCTTCCGCTGGATCAGCTGCAAAACAGAAACCAACCATAATCCTTTCTGATGAAACAGTTTGGGATTTATATGAATCATTGCTTTCTCCCACAGTACAGGCCAATTACGAAGCAACTGGTCTTCCGGTAGTTACCAGAAGTTCCAGAGGCGCACTTCCAAATGCGCAGCTCAAAGGTTCAATGGGTTACACTTCCCTTATCTACCGTGGGGTTCCTTGGGTAGCTGATGAAAAAGCCACTGCACAGAAGATTTACATGGACAATGAAAACTACCATGAATGGTACGGAATCAATGACCCCGAAATGACCCAAATTGATTTCGGAGAAGCTATTGATGGAAGCTACGCTGAAATTCCTTCCAAATACAGCGGATTGAATTGGTCTGGACTTTTGAAACCAGTCAATCAATATGGTACTGTTGGACACATCTACTTATTTGGAAACTTCGTTTCAAGTCAACCCCGAAGGCTTGGAAAAGGTGAAGAAGTGACGGGGGTATAATCGAAATATGATAAATCTAATTGCACAAGAAATTTTTGAAGAATCACAATACCAACAGCACGTTCTTGGTAGCTTGGGTATTGATAAATATGGTGACAAATATCGCTATGTCAAAAATGGTGCAGTTGCTTTAGTGACTGGACACCTGATTCAAGAGCCAGCAGAAGATACTAACTTCCGTTCAATGGTTGTAGCTTCAGCGTCTGCAATCGGTAGTGATGAAGTGACTGTCACTCTGGGTGGAACCGCTGTCACCGCCAACCTTTTTGATGAAGGTATGCTTTGGGTCGAATCTTCAACTGGTCTTGGACAACAGTTCCACATCAAAAGACACGATGTTCAAACTTCTACTACTGGTAGTTGCAAATTTGTTCTTGATCGCCCACTGAAAATCGCTTTGACCACATCTTCCCAGGTGTCTGTCAGGAAAAGTCCTTACAAAGCTGTCATTGAATATCCAGTTACGACCCAAACCGGAGGTGCAGTAGGTGTCGCACTTCAAGCTACAACCATTTCTTACTTTGGTTGGCTCAAATCCGGTGGAAATTGCCCAGTTCTTTTCGACACTGGGGGAAATACTGCTAACGACGCAAGTGCAGTTTCACCTTCTGCAGCGGTTGCCGGTTCAGTCAAAGTGTTTGCAACTTCTACACCTATAATTGGTTTTTCAAGAGAGGTTGTGTCAGTTGATAGTACATTTGGACTTGTCCAGCTGACTATTGACTAATTATCCTGAAAATTGAAAGCGTCTTGACGAGTAAAGTTCAGGAGATGCAAAGGAAAAAACCCTTTGCAAGGGTTTTTTTAATAATATGAGAAAAAAAAACAAAATTTCACAAGATGAAGACAAAAGGCCACTTTGTAAAGAGTGTGCTGGTGCCGGCATCAAAATTGAAAAAAGTTGTCCTCACTGCGACGGTTCAGGTAGAGAGGGCGAATTAGAGTTAGTTGCGTCAGTTTTTCGTAT